GTTTGTTTTTGTCTTAAACTCATAAACTCCAATCCTGTTAACCCTTTTACGAACTCTATTGCATCAATAATGTTTTCTTGAACAGGTTGTATAACGTTTAAATAAGTTTCGTTAAAAGCGGTTTCGATTTCTTCTGCATTAGAGCTGAATCCTGTACTTTTTGTAATACCTAAAATAGCACCAGATACAACTTTGTGCGAAATACATATTTTATTCTGAGCCTCTTGTGTCAAAAAGTCATATTGCTTATGTGCGTCGCTAACTTCTAAAGCTGAAATTGTAGTTTCGCTTTCTTTATTATCGTTAAAAGATAATAGGAATTTACCAGCGTTTGTACTTCCTGTTAATTGGTTTCTAATTTGTCGGCTAAATTTGTTTAAATCCTCTTCACTTTCAGGCTTGCCACCATTCACATTGATAACGTGTCCAAATGACATTCCGTTTTTAATATGATTAACGTAATAGTTTGCCAATTCGCTTTCAACTTCGCAATAAGGCAAAGCAGAAATGTAACTCGGATTACCAAAATAGAATTGCCCTACTTGATTTGACTTAATAACAAAGACTTGGTTTTCGGTTTTCTTACCGAAGCCATAAGTAGGTATTTTTTTAGGTGGGTATTTTTGTTGATTATCCCAATCAAAGCAAAACCAATACGCTTTTATTTCGCCATCTTCGGCTTTGTTAGGTAAAAGTTTGTTCTTTTCGATATGGTAAAGATTACCTTTTGGAGTTACTTCAAATGATGCCTCGCCAAATAATACCATATCAAAACAAATTTTTCTTAAATCTGTTTTTGTTACAAAACTCTGTTGAATATTTAAACCTAATCCATAAATATAACGTGAATAAGAATCGATAATAGCGGAGTTTGTCGGACTTCCGTAGTAGCTCCCTATAATATCTTTATACATTTGGTTATTTTCCCCATTCATTACAAAGTCTTTATTCGGACTTTCTTTAATTTCAGGTCTAATATATTCCTTTGCTAATTTTAATACTTCTATTTTCATATTGCTTTCGCTTTACTTCTGTATATTAATTTATCTTCTCCTATGATTTCAAGTGTATAACTGCCGTTTAAGACAAAATTATAATTAAATTGTAACAAACTATATCCGTCTACTAATTCGCAAAGCAAATCGGTTATAACGCTTTTAGTATTTGTCAATTCGTGCCATATAGTTAGCGTAACATAAGGCTCATAAACCCTATGCAGAAATCTTAAATTATGTGTTTCGTTATCTGTAATAAAGTAGTCCATACTTTAATAACGTATAAGTTTATTTTTTTTACATAAAAAAAACCGCCCTAAAATTAATTAGAGCGGTTAAAAAAAAATGGAAGATAAAATTATACGCTTGGAGAATCCCCAATGTAACTATTTTGAACAGTTGCTAATAACGCAGTTTTAGCACTTGAACTTAAAAATGGTGCAAAGTCAGGCTCTTCCGCAGTGAACTCAAATGTAAATCCATTCAAGTCACCTTTTGCAAGTCCTGTTACTGCCGATCCGTTTGTAGCTTTTGCAGAATTAACGTAACCCATTAATTTTACGTTTCCGTTGTAATCCTCTACGAATACAACTAATCTGTTTCTCATCATTAATGATAACTCTTCCTGAGTTTCAGCGTCTAAAATTGGTAAGTTACCAACTAAAACCTGTGCAACAAATTTTGTTCCGTTATCCCAATTGATATTCGGTGTTTCTGTCAAGCCTTGCGTATTGCTCGAAAATTCATATTTAAAAGTTTCATCTAACGTTCCTAAAGATGCTACAACTTGAGCAGTAGCAGTAATTCCATAGTCAGCATATAAACCTATAAATATATTTTTCACACCAGCAACAGCACCTAAGCACGCTACTTTTTTTCCCTTTGTAATGAAATCACAACTCATATATTTATGTTTTAAAAACCACCCAATTTAATGGGTGGTTATATTAAGAATTTAATTAAACTGATGGAGCAGCAATGTCAGCAGAATACCATACAATCTCTGGAGCATAAACGTAGATTACTCCAACGTTATAAACCATAGAACCTCTTACTTTACCAGTTAATAAACCGATAGCATCTTCATCGATAACTGCAATTGAGTTATGATCTTCTAAAGCACCTGTAACAAAACCTAAATTTCCTGTTTCAGCAATTACAATAGTATTTTCTGGTAAACCACCAACCTCAACAAGTCTATGTTTTCCGAATACTAATTCAGTATTTGCATTACCACCCAAACCATTAACAGTTCCTTTGTCGATTAAGTAGAAGTTATACGCTTGTGCAACGTCAGGAGAAATCATAACGTTTAAAGTTTTTCTTCTTAATGCAGTTGGAATAGCACCTACAGCTTTTTCTAATTCATCGATAACGTTTGTTTTATCAATAGTTGTACCAGGTACAGTTACGATATTAACATCGTCAGCAAATTGAGTTAAGAAACCATCATATCCGTCAGTACCTTCAACACCTTGCCAAATTTTGTCATCTGTATAAGAAGCCTCCTCAGCTAATTTAGAAGCGATAATTCCGTCTAAAATTTCTTTTGGAAATACATCGTTAGCAGCACTTGCTCCTAAGTCGTCAGCAGTCCAAGTTGCTCTAAATGCTTCTTTACATAAATCGAAGTCATCTTTAAATTTTACCGGAGTAACTGATTTTTCAGATAATACGATTGATCCCGCTGGAGTGTGTCCGCAAGTGTACTCTCTTCTTCCGTTTGTAGTTTCCAATTTTCTTAAAGAAAGTTTAGAGTTTACATTTGGATAAATTGTTACTAAATTATTTTTTAACGTGTCTGATTCTTTCCACGCTTTCAGGAATAAACCTCCTGCTACTTTACCATTGTAGTTTGAACCTACTGTTACTGTTGTTGGCATATTAATTTTGTTTTTGTAATTCTAATAAAAATTTTTCTTGCAAGTTTTTAGGCTCTGCAACCTCTTCGTGAATTGGAGTAGCTTTAGTTAAAATAACTTCTGCTTCTTCTTTTTTCATTTCAGCTTTAAACCCTTCTAATTGTGCAGCTACTGCCTTAGCAATTTCGCCAACGTACGCTTGCATAATTTCGTTTACTTTAGCTTCAACTGAGTCGTCAGCCATTTCAACTTTTTCTTCTTCTTTTTTCTCTTCTGTAAGTTCTTCAACTTTTTCAGTAAGTTCAGCAACTTTACCTTCGGCAACTACAACCATCATTCCGTCGATTTCGTAAGTACCATCAGTAAACGCTTCCGTCATAGCCTCATCAGCAAAAACCATTGTATCAACTGCTAACGCTTCCCCTTCAAAGAAAACCGCTTGCTCGTCGATAGTCATAGATTTTCCTAACTTAACTGGTGTTTGATTAAGAGAGGCGAAGCCTTCTTTAATCGCTGTTAAAATAGTGTCTAAATTCATATCTGTTTTTAAATTTACATTCTCTTCAAGTTCAAAAGCTCCATCTATTGAAACGCCTTTGATTTCTCCCGCTTCTATTTTAGCCATAACCTCATCGTCATCAACTCTAAAAATAGTAAACCACGTGCCAATCGGTTGGTTAAAACCTTTCATTACGCTTTTATCGTGTACCTCATCTTCTTTAATCCAACTTTCAACAAAGGTTACGCCCTCTAATTTTAGATTTATATCGTGTTCTAAGGTAGATTCGTTTTGAAAACCATTTTTTTGAAAGGCTTGTTGTGCTAATTGTATGGTTTCTTTTGGGAAAACGATATTAAAAGCATTGCCTTTATCGTCAATTCTTAATATTTTTTGATCAGGAATAAGTACAGGAGTCATAAATAGACGTTTTTCTTTGTCTATTTCTGCTAATTTAACTTCATAATCCTTTGACATTTGCACAAAATACTCTTCAATAGCTGGATCTTCAACTAAAGAAATCGCATAAACGCCCTTGTTTTTATTTGGATTAAATTTAATTACGTATGTATCCATAATTATTTAACGAAAAAAAATACTTATTTTACATATTGAATTGTAAAAATGTTTATATTTGTGTTTTGAGTTTTGTCATAGTTTGATTTATTTTGAGTTATTAATCATTAAAGCCACCCTTGATTGGAGTGGCTTTTTTGTTATCCTAAACTTGCGTTACTTATTATATTCCTATCCAAACTTTGTTGAGTAGTTACATTATTCGCTACTACATACGCCTGTATGGGTGGTTGAGTTCCGCCTAAAGTATTTGCTATTTGATTTACTCCTGCGTTACCTACTACATTAAAAGTTGGAGCAGCAGTAGCACCACCGCCACCACTTGGAGCAGTCGCACTGCCACCCTTACCGCCTGGAGTTTTAACTGCTAATATTTTCTTTACATTCATAAGTCCACCTGCTACCGCTACACCCGCTGCAATCGAAGCTCTTACAGGAGAAGAAGGATCACCAGGAATTAATTGCGAAGTATAGGCTTGTTGTGCAGCTAAGTAAGTTGATACTGTTGTAGATGCAACTGCTAACGCTTTACCCGCTCCCGTTGTTTCTCCTAAAATATCAGAAGCCATACTTAAGGCACTTGATACAACTTCTAAATTTTGTCTTTTAGCTTGTGCCTCTCTTTTATCAATTTCCTCTCTTGACTTGGCAAACTCTTCGGCTAATTTTGTACGTTGCTCTTCTGTTAAAATTTTATCATTTAAAAGAGCGGTTTCTCTTTCTGTTAAAATTTTTCTTTGCTCCTCAAAACTTAAAACATCAAATTCTTTTTTTAATTCAAATTCTTTTAATTTAGCCTCTTGGTCTTTTATTTTTTTATCTTCGGCTTCTTTATCATCTTTTGCTTTTTGCTCTTTTATACGATTACGCTCCTGCTCATCAAACTTTAAATTTATATCGTTTCGCTCATTCAATATTTGAAGTTCAAGCTCTGCGGTATCTTTTCCGTATTTCTTTAAAAGTTCTAATTTAGCATCATTTTTTATTTTGTTGTCGTTAAGTTCCTTTTCACGTTCAGTAAGTATGCTGTCATCATTTGCCTTAATAGCCTCATCTTGAATTTTTTTAATTTCGTCAAGGTCTTTTTTCTGTTGGTCTTTTAATTCTTGACGTGCTTTGTCTCTTTCTTCTTTTCTACGCTTTTCATTTTCTTTAGCACTTGAAGTTTGAGCGGTTTGTATTTCAACAAGGTGTCTGTTTTCAATATCCTTTTTTTCGTCAAGTGATTTCTTAATATTTTGATTTTGCTTATTGTATTGCTTAACAGCCTCATTTCTGTTTTCAACTTGCTTTTTAATAGTATCTTCATCTGCACCTGCAGCTCTTAAACTTGCTAAAGCATTTTGCTCCTTTTCGTAGGTGTTTAAAGCAATAGCTCTTTGAGATTTTTCGTAAGCTATTTTTTCGTCAATTAATTTCAACTCTAATTTACGAATAGCTTCGGCATTCATCCCACTTGCTTTTGCCATCGCAAGCTCTTGCTTTTGCTTTTTATCAAATGCCTCTGAGTTACTTTCTAAAGTCTTACTTTGTTTTTCAAGTGCTAACCTATTTTTTTCAACTGCTGCCGAATTTTGTTTTGCTGCTTCGGCATTATCCATAAAGTATTTAGTCAAAG